GCGAGCGGTATTGGTCAGCACTCTTGCTCGTGCCGTCGTTCTCGATGTAACCGACGTTGGTGACTCGGCGCTCGGCAACGTCACGCTCGAGCTGTTCGAAGAAGGGGGCCGAAGCATCGACGCCCTTGGGAGGGGTGTAATGGATTGTAGTCATAATTAATCCGGATTAATTGGCAGGATTGCCTTGTAATGAATTGATAGCGCAATATAAGGAATAACTTCCATACTTGCAAGTAATTAGTAAGAAATCTTTGGGTTCAAAGCAGATTTAGTTCGGCGAAGCTGTTCCACTTGTCCGAGGTGACGATGATGTGGTCGAGCATGGCGATGTCAAGTAGCTTGCCCCCGTCCTTGAGGGTGCGGGTCAAGTTCTTGTCTGCCATACTCGGAGATGGGTTGCCACTCGGGTGGTTGTGGGAGCAGATGAACGCCGCGCAGTTGTCGAGCAACAGCCGACTGAACACAAGCTTGGGGTCCACGACACAGCCCGCACAGCCGCCGGCGCCGACCTCGAAGCACGAGCGTATCTTGTTGGAGCGAGATATGCCGACGATGAAGAACCTCTCCCGAACCTCAAGGTCTGGGTCGTACAAGGGGCGAAGGAACTTCACCAAGTCGATGGCCCTCGAAACCTTCGGGCCGTCAGGTTCTGTCCTGTTGTAGGTGAGCGCCAACTCACCGGCTTTCCAATCGTAGTTCATAGCGCATCGGTGTTGTCCATGTATTCAAGGGTGTCCTCGATGTGCTTGGAGATTTGGTGCATGAGGGTCTCGTTGTCCTCGAACGTGGCAATGAGTACACGCTCAAGGGTGGCTTGGTCCAAGTCGTAGTCAAGGCGTTGAGCGATACACTCCACTTCCTCGACACTCCACTTGAGTTCGGGTCCGGTGTAGAACCCTTCGGGGTCAATAGGTTTATTCATGGCTTGAATATTTCAGGGAATGCCTCGACAAGGCGAGGCTTGTTGGTGTTGTCAGCTTTGAAGAATGCATCAATGATGGCGGCGTTGAACGACCCGCCCATCTTGGCGGAATCGCTCAATCGGTTGTAGTTCTCTTGGGTGTTCCACGTCATGACTTGAATTCTTGAGTGAGGATGCCGTTCAGTTCGAGTTGGTCCTTGATACTCTCCCGACCATCGCAACGGTCGATGAGGGCACGGACCCTGTCGTTCTTGAACGCGTCAGGGAAAGCCTTCATGGTAGAAGGCTGATGATGATGAACATGCCGACGAACCCAATCAGGGCTACGCGGAGGATGATACTTGTGAAACTCATGGCAGGAGGGTGTCGATTGTCTTAATCATACTTTCAACGTCGTCGGTGTTCCATCCTTCTACGGCCCGGAACGTACACAGCTCGTCGAGCATTCCTATCAGGGATTGCTTGAGTTCCAAGCGCCGGGCATACTCCGCCGCTTGCTCGGCGGCGAGCAACAGCTCGTCGACGGGATAGATGAATACAATGGTGGCCGCCCCGTATGGCATCCACGCGTCGTCGTGTAGATACCGGCCCCGGCAACCCGTGAAGCCAACTAATTCTCTCGCTTTGCGCCACACCTGACTGTCGGTGGCGTCGTCAGGAACGGTGAACGTATGCCGCTCAACACGGCTGTAGTTGCCGCTCCATTGGTAGCCATCGTGGATGGCGTCGGTACTCTCAACTGTATAGGTCATCGAACATCTCTTTTGCGCGGCCCATCAGTCGGTGCCACAGGTGAGGCTCCACGAGGAGCAGCTTGTCCTTGTTCTCTTCGAGCCACGCGTCCTTGCTCTCGGCCATCTGTTGAAGGCCGATGCGCAACGCTTGGTCGAAGACGCCGGGCAGGATAGGATGCTCCTTCGCCGCCTCGTCCATGAGTTTGGATAGTGGGTGTTTCATTGTATTGTCCCTCGTTTGTTGGTTTGGAACATGGGGGTGAGGAAGCCCATCTTCTCTAATTCAAAAGGTCTGATGAGTCGGCACATACGCTTGGCATGCTCGATGTCGTCGGTGTTGGCGCGGTAGTATTGGTTGCCCACTAACTCTCCGGCAAAGCGGAACACGATGTCCTTGGTTCGCTCGTTGTGTTGCAACTCCATGAACCACGAACGCTTGCCGAGTACGTTGTTCTCCCGAAGCCACTCCTTGGTGAAGACTTCTTTGTTGCGTAGGCAACTGCGGATGTGACTGTTGTACCACACGACGCGGTAATAGGTATCACCACTGATACCTGAGTCGAAGCGGTCACCCCGGTCTCGATACGCTCTCGCGCCCTCGATGGCCTCGGTGTCGTCGGCATAGCAGACGTAGACGAAAGGGTACGGCTTGCCCTGCCTGCCTTGGTCACCAATCCATATCGCCACGCCGTCCCTACGCTTGTAAGTGGTGGGGCAGATGATGGTGCAGGTGAACTCCTCGTCAGCCTTACTGCGAGAAATGGCACGTTGCATAGCCTCGTTGCAGGTGAAGATGTCGTAGCCGTGGTCGTCCTCAACGTCGCCGTGGAGGTATGACCACGCGGCACGGAACTTGCCTCGGTGTATGTTGTCGAAGGTGGTGGGGTATACTATCCGCATCAGAACTCTCCTTTGTCACGTGGTACCACTTGGATGCAGTCGATGCCGTTGGCCCGCCACATATCGACAACCTGATTGCGGTCGTCGTAAACCCTCTCGATGAGGTCTTCGCCACCCTTGCGGATGTTGTCCAACAACTCTTGCTTGAACACGTTGTCGGGGCGATAGTCCCCGTCCTTGCGCATATAGAGCGCGTCGTAGTGGATGCCGTACTGCGCGAGCCACTGCTCGGTCACGTCCCTGTTCTTGTCGTTGCGGGCAGAGACGATGACGATGTGTTTGCCCCGCTCTCGCCAGTCCCTGAGGACACTGACCACCAACTCGTTGGGTACGTCGAGACGCAGGATGTTGTCGGGGTTCTGCCACGCCGCCCACCACGCTTGGCGTTCGTTGCTTGGGTATGGGGCCTGTGCTTCGTCTGCCGCTTGGCGTCTGCGGTCGACGTTGGCAATGGTGCCGTCTAAATCGAATAGAATCATGGTTAATCCGGATTAATTGTGCGTGTCGAAAGCTCGTCCCTGACTGCGTTGCGCAGTTCAAGGAACTCAGGCGAGAGCCAACCCTCGCACTTGTCTGCCATCTCTGATATGGCTGTCAACTCTTCAGTCGGTAGGCGCTTAGCCGCTCGCTTGCAAATGTTGTAGTGTGGTGTGCTCATCTGAATTAATCCGGATTAATCGGCTCCGGGTGCCGCCTATTTGTTCCTTGAATAATGATAGCGCAATATACGTAGATTATATGGATATTACAAGAAATAAGTAAGAAATCTGCATGGGGTAAGTGCAGGTTTTTCGCGTCCCTGACTCGGAGCGTGGGAAGCGTCCCTGACCCGCACTCGCAGAGCGAGCGCGTCCCTGACTCGGAGCAGGGGAACGAAGGGAGAGGGGGGGCAAAAAAATACCCCGCACCGGGTAGGTGCGGGGTATATGGGGGGCGCGGGGCCTTAGGCGTTGACCGGGGCGGGGATGATGATTTCCACACCACACTCGGCCGCCAATTCTTCGATGCATTCGAGGAAATTAGCTCGGGCCGTGTCGCCGAATCTGAGAGGCACCGTAATCGTCACGCGGTTGGTGTCCTTGCCTTTCGTGACCGTCGTATGAGTCCGCTCAGGTGCCGGGCCGGCTTTTTCGGTGGCCTTAGCCGCGGCCGCTTGTGCCTTGGCTTCATCCAAGACAACCGGCTGACCGGATGCCTTCGGCACCTTTTGGCCGGCAACGTGCTTGGCGTAGGCTTGTACCCCGGCCTTGGCCTTAAGGCCGTCTGCCGTGGTCACCTTGCCGCTTTTCACGTTTCGGTTGAACGTTTCGAGGCCCTTAGCCGTTGCGTTGTTCCGCACCAATAGCTTCCCTTCGGATGCCATTGGCGGGATTGATTCGGGGGCCAACCCCGCGGCCTTGGCGAGACGGGGGGCCTCCTTTTTCAACTCCTTTTTATTCTCTTCGCACCAAATGGCGAAGATTCCAAGGGAGAAACGCAAATCGAAAGCGGCCGAACGGGCCGCGGCTCCTTGAGCCTTAATCGTTGCAACGTCTGTGGATTGTCCACCTTTGGTGGAGAATTGGGTTTTGCTGTTCATAGCAGTTGTATATAGTAGTGGGTGGCCCCCCTTTCGGGGGCCGGATTAATCCGGATTTATTATTTCAGCATTTCAAAGAACGGCCCCTGCCGTTGCAGGGATGACAAGTGTACGAATACTTTTTGAATTCGCAAAGAATACAAGGGGCAATTCGGGGCGGTTATTCCGGATTAATTCACCCCGGGCCGGAGGCCCTACGGGGCCGGGCGTTACGGAACGGGAGAGAAACGGCGACACGTTAAACGGGGCGGCCGTATCGGGAGGGGCAACGGGCGGGGCGGGGGTCCGTGCCCGGGGGAGTAGGGGAAACCCCAAAAAATCCGGGGGCGCGAAACAAAACAGCACCCCCCCTCTTCAAAAAAAACAGCTTTCGTCATGGGGGGTCAGCGCGTGGGGGGTGGGGTTACCCAAACGCCATATACATCTGATATGTATATTCGGCCGGCATCGGTTAATGCTGATTTTGGTTTAAGGAAGGGAGTTGTCCAAACGTGGGCGCTCCCTTTTTGTATACACATTATTCAAGGTTGTTATTGCCTCAACCTTGTTTGTGTCGAAAATCGACACATGGTGTGTCGGTTTTGTGTCGACTAAGTAACTGGCTTCCAGTGCGATGTCGAAAATGTCATTTATTTTCCCTCGTATAGGGAAGAACTCTCTCTCTCTCTCTCTCTCTCTCTCTCTCTCGGCGTGAAGCTTGTCTCCGGAATCGAGAAGTTGGCGGGAGCTGTGAAGTCGACGTTGGGCCCTAGCGGCCAGACAGTCTTGATTGAAAGCCCCGAGCATACCCATGGCATTACTGTGACCAAGGACGGGGTTACTGTTGCCCGCGCGGTAAACTTGGTAGACCCTGTAGAGGACTTGGCTGTGCGCATGATGAAGGAGGCGGCAGACCGGACGGCTAGTGAAGCGGGCGACGGCACTACGACCAGCATTGTTTTGGCTGAGGCTTTGGTCAAGGGTGGGCTTGCGGCCATTGGGGATGATGCCAACAAGACGGATGTGTTGCGCGAGCTGAAGGCTTTGACCGATGGAGTCATCGAGGAGTTGCGTGGTCGGAGCCGGCGGTTGACGAAGAAGCAGTTGAAGCACGTGGCTACTATCAGTGCGAACAACGACAAGAGCATCGGCGATATCATCGCTAACGTGTACAAGGATGTCGGCAAGGACGGCATCGTTACCGTGGAGCGAAGCCAGACTAGTGAGACTAGCTTTAAGACTACTCATGGCATTCGAGTTGAGCGCGGTTGGGCCAGCCCTATGTTCATCAACGACCAGAGTCGTGACGAGTGCGTTTTCGATGGCTGCAAGGTTTTGGTGTGCGACACAGAGATTGGCAACGTGTTGAGCATCGAGAAGGTCTTGGCTCCGATTATCCGTGAGGGTCAGAAGCTTCTTATCGTGGCTCCGGTCAGCGGTCACGTCTTGAATACGCTTGCGGCTAACGTTTTGAAGAAGGGCTTAAAGGTGTGTGTGATTCCTCCTCCGAGCTTTGGGTATCGCCAGCACGAGCTTATGCAAGACTTGGCTGTAGCTGTTGGCGCGGTGTACTACTCGGAGAAGACGGGCGACGACTTGAGCTTGATGGGTCCTGACGATTTGGGGTGGGCCGACCGTGTTGTTGTCGGGCGCGAGGAGACCATCCTCACCAAGGGCGACGTTGACGTGAGCGAACGTGTTGCTCAGTTGCAGGAGGCTCATCAACTTGCCAAGGGTCGTGCTGATAAAGATTTCATCCAGAGCCGCATCGCGAGCTTGACTGGTGGCGTGGGCGTTATTGAGGTTGGCGGCTATACCGACTTGGAGCAGAAGGAGCTGTTCGACAGGGTCGACGATGCAGTATGCGCAGTGCCAAGCTTTGCAGGCTCCGTTGAAGCAGATTATGGAGAACGCCGGCGTTGACTACGACTATAGTATGGTTGAGGACGGCATGGGCTACAACATTAAGACCGGAGAGTTTGGCGACATGATTGACATGGGCATCGTGGACCCGACGCGGGTCACGGTTACTGCTTTGCAGAACGCGGTCAGTGTGGCCATCACCATCCTTAGCACGAAAGCAATTATTACTTTGGCCCAATGAGGGACGAGGTACTCGAGTATTTAGACAGCGCATTGTTCGCCGACGGCTTTGACGACGCCATCCTTGGTTTCACTGACGCGGGCGTTGTTGTGTATGACGAGGGTCGGTGTTTGGAGATTCTAATGCTCAACGGCTTGGAGTATGACGAGGCATACGAGTTCTATACTTTCAATGTTGCGGGAGCTTACGTCGGCCCCAAGACACCAATTTTTATTACATGCGTCCGATAGGAAAATACATTGTCCTCCAGCCCATCGAAGAGGAGGTGACGACAGAGAGCGGCTTGTTGCTTAGCGGTGAGGACACCAGCCAGTTGCGATATGCTCGCGGCAAGGTTGTGGCAGCGGGCACGGATGTCGAAGCCATCCACGCTGATGAGGAGCTATACTACGACAAGCGCAGTGCGTACTCTATGATGATTGAGGATGTTAAGTACACCATCATCTCTGAGCGCGATGTTGTCGTTGTGCTTCATTGATTTGCATCATCACCTGCTTGTACATCTTGTCGGTGAATGAGCAGTCTCGCCTGAATACGGGGTTGTTCTGCGCCTCCATGGGATACTCTTTTCCTTCGAGCAGGGCGTAGGCGTACCCTATTACGCGCTTGGCTTTGTAGGTCAGGTTGTATACCCCTAGCCTCGACTTAGACTCTACGGACACTTTCTCTACCCATCCGTTTTTGACGAGGCGGTTGAAGCGGTCTTTGTCCCACGAGAAGGTCTTGTCGAACTCTTTGAACTTGGCTCGGGTGAAGTAGGGCTCATCGTAGAGGAAGATGAGCATCTCTAGGTCGGGCTGGGAGATGCCGTATTTGGCATTGATGAAGTATCGGACGACCCTCCAGTACTTTAGATAGTTCATTGTATTTTGGTCCCACAAGATACTTGTTATGGAAAAGAAGACTACGGTCAAGCGCACGGTTTACAAGAACCGTGGAGGCACAGGAAAGATGGTCGAGGTTTCCAAGGGCCGCAAAACCAAAACCAAAACTCGCAATGTTCGCGGCGGCGCTACTGTCACCAAGACCAAGGTGAAGACCAAGGGCGAGAAGGACAAGGTGAAGACGCGTACCAGTTCTGTTGGTACGACCAAGACCACCAAGAACAAGAGTGCGACTGGGCGTAAGTACACGACCAAGGTCAAGACGACCAAGACCAACACTCGTACGGGTGTCGGTTACGGCCCTCAAACTTCTCGTGGAAAGCAGTCTAAAGGAGCTTCTGCTACGGCCAAAACTCGCCGGCGCGTTGTCAAGCGTCGTGGCTAAAGAGTTCTCTTACAAGATGGTGGGCCTCGGCATGGTCGGGGCCTTCATCTGTCTTGTATATCTTGTAGTCCATGGCGGGTAGAACCAAGAAGAAGAACAAGATTTGTCCGGCTGGTATTGCTTGGGCTAAGCGGACTTTTGACCGCTACCCAAGCGCCTATGCCAACATGGCTGCGAGCAAGTACTGCAAGGACCCGAACTACGCAAAAAACAAGAAGTGATGCCGAGAAATTACCGAAAAGCTCAGAGGGAGCGCGACAAGAAGAAGCGGTCTCGAATTTCGAGAGGAACCAAGTCTTCCAAAACAGTTCCTTCGACCAAGCCCAGCGGCACGGCCTCCGGGACTAAGTCTTCGCGCAAGAAGACTTATCTCGAAAAAACAAACGATAGGGCTAACCGTGTTGGCCGCTCGCCATTCATATACGGCGTTGGCCCGAACAATCAAGGTGTCGTACAGAGAAAAGAACATTACATAGGTCATCAAGGAGTTGCGGTAGCTCATGGCCCTAAGCACATCAAGCCGCTGAAGTCAAAGCCAGCGTCGCCTATTAAAGGCCGCGACATCCCCCTCCCCAAAAGCAAGTTCTGATGCCTAAGTATGGAAAGCCGTGTACGGCAAAGAACAAGCCCAAGGTTCGCAAGCCTAAGTCCAAGCCTTACGGCAAAAAGTAATGGGCGAGCTCAAGAAGTGGCGGGACGAGAAGTGGGTGCGCATCGGTACCGATGGCAGCATCAAGGGCGAGTGCGGCACGAGCAAGAACAAGAAGAACCCGGACAGGTGTTTGCCATTGGCTAAGGCCAAGCGTTTGAGCAAGGCCCAGCGTGCCAAGACGGCTCGGAAGAAAAAGGCTCAGGGTAAGCGCAAGCAGTTTGTCTCTAATACGAAAGCAGCCCGTGTCACCCGTGGTAGGTAAGGTTTTGAAGTTCATGTCGCGCCGCATCCCGCGTTGGGTTGCGAAGGTGGCGGTCAACCGCGCTGTCAAGAAACTAAGGAAGAGACATGCCGCGAATAAACAGTCGTAAAAAAAATGGCAATTCCAGCAGGAACTAAGTTTCACGGGGTGGCCTCCGGTGTAGATACGGACAACCGTGGTTCTCGTCGCAAGAATGATGACCGCAAGGCGTATTCTATAGAAGAAATTGCTGCCCCACCATTTCAGTATTCCAGTGGCCTTCCTGCGATTGCCACATTGACATTTTCTGGCTTGCCAGCAAATGGTGAAACTCTAACGATTGGGGGCACTGTAATTACTTTTCGGACCGCGCTCACTGGTTCTGGCAATGAGATTAAAATTCAAAGTTCGGTCGGCAACCAGTCTAGTAGGATTGTAAATTTCTTTGGTAACTCCAAGCAAACCAGCTTCGACTACACCATTGAATCTGAATTCAGTGTAATTGCACTTGAAGCTCCCACTGACGACAGTGTCATCAACCTTATTGCTAAGACGGCCGGCACATCGGGGAACTCTATTTCGGTTGCGACTACTATTGCGAACGCCACTTTAAGTGGGGCCACACTTTCGGGGGGAACCAATTCGGCGGCTTCTGTAAGCTCACTTAAAAATGCCTACGTAAACGCGGTTGCGGCTGAGGCACTCAGCCACTCAACGATTGTATACCAAATTGGAGTTGACCAGACTACGGGGCTGCCCCTTGTTATAGACAACCCCGCTATCGCTCGCGGCGTAAATGCTAATACCGATGGCAATACGTACACACCTATGGGCGTCGTTTATGACGAAAAGGTGGTGGACGGAACCTCTTCAGGCTTTAGTACAATTAGTCAAGGAGAGACCTTTAAGATTTGCTCTAACGGTATCGTACCTAAAGCTATAGTCTACACAGACGCGGCAACTGGGGCCCGCCCTCCTGCGGGCTCGACACTAACCGCAGGGGTGACAGGAGACATTCTTAGTGCCGATAGTGGTTCTGGACAGTCTATTGCCACTATGATTATTTCGGGCACTGCCTCCTCGTTTGTACAGGACGCGGTGGTTTACGTGAATGGAGGCATCGAAGACCCTTATTTGCGACCCACGCGCGACGGTGTGTCCAACCAAAGCACGGTGCGTTTACCCGCCATTGGTAACGCCGGTGTTACTGCGGGCTCTTTGGTTGTCCATGCCGGCAACACGTCGTCCGACGTTGGTAATGGTGTCGCCTTCGTCTCTAACGTTCGTCATTACACGAACACCGACGCCAACTTAGATATCCTTGGAATTTCCTCAGCCACAGTTTCTGGAAACGGCACCGATGATGGGATGGGTGTCTGTGCTCATGGGCTTGTTAACGCTACAGTTTATGACGCTTCGGGTAATGTACTTACGAGCGAAACCGCAGGTCTCCTTAGCTCTGTTGTATACGCTGGCGACGGCACAACTAACGCCAGCCATCTGTTGACTACAGACAACACAAGCGGTGTGGCAGTAGGCATTATTTATGGGTACCCAATTCGGGGTGCTGCCGAAGTCAATAAATTCTCTATCCTTTTCCAGCCTTACAGACTGTAACAATAATGCCGAGCAAAAAGGACATGCCCTGCAACAAGCCTCGTCGTAGTACGAGCAAGGGTAAGAAGATGATGGTCAAGGGATGCGAGGGCGGCAAGGAGAAAATTATTCATTTCGGAGCGAAGGGCTATGGTCACAACTACAGTGCAGCGGCGCGTAAAAGTTTCAAGGCGCGGCACAAGTGCGGCTCAGCCAAGAGTAAACTCACCGCTAGATACTGGGCCTGCAAGAAGCTGTGGGCTGGCCCCGGTGGAAGTACAAAGAGCAGCCCCAAAGGAAGACAGGGAAAGTATTAACTTAGGACCATGAAACAAGGTTACAACGCACGTCTCGACGAGGCTCTCGGGGCTCGCCACGGTAAGAAGTCTCAATCCATGAAAGCTCGCCGGGACGAGTCCAAGGGCATGAGCAAAGCTTCTGGCGACAACCCATATGGTGGCGACCATTCTATGGAAGAGACCCGCCGGGTCCACAACGTCAAAGCGCATATTTCAAGCTGCATCCGCAAGTGAGGGGCTTAGGCGACACTATTGAAAAGGTCACCAAGGCTACGGGCGTCAAGTACGTGGTAGACAAAGTGTCTAAGGGTAAGGACTGCGGATGCGCGAGGCGACGTGACTCCTTGAATCGTCAATTTCCATTTGGTAAGTAATGGCATATCAAAAACTTCAAGTCGGGACCGGCGTCAAAGTCATCAAGTCCGACACCATCGACGTCCCCAACGTCGCTGGCCCCAGTGTAAGCGGCACTGCCACTGCCACGACTACCAACAAACTCGTGGACAGCGGCGCGGCATTTAGCAGCAACCTTGTAGGATTCATTGTCTACAACACAACTGATAGCACGGTAGCAAAGGTTACTGCTGTTGATTCTCCCACCCAGCTCACCTTGAGTGCCAATATTATGGCCAATGGTGAGAACTACACGCTGTATTCCGACACCAACCCCGGTTGCGTTCTTTATTCTGGCAGTGGAGGAGACATTGAGGTATTGACTTCTAGCGGCGCCTTGTTGTTATTCTCAACGGTTCCAGCAGGGTCTTTCCTTCCGGTTCAAGTGAAGCGCGTCTTGGCCAGCAATACCTCGGCAACCAACATTTTGGCTCTCTGGTAATGCCGCTTGCGATTGCGATTTCCAATCAGATTCAGAGCCTGACGACCGGTAGCGGTGCCGCTCCGCAGCCCACCAACTTTATTATCCAGAACGGCACCCCGTCTCCAAATCGCATCGCGCTAAATCAAAACACCTCAGAATACCTTATCCAGAACTGATGGCTGATAAGACAATTACAGACCTCAATGCTCTCACGACGCCGGCGTCAACAGATGTCTTGGCCATCGTCGATGTTGCAGGTAACGAAACAAAAAAAATTGAGGTCGGCAATCTTGTCGACTCCGGGGTTACTCAGGTAGCTACCGGTACGGGTCTTACGGGTGGTCCGATTACCACGACGGGCACTATTGACCTTGCAAACACGGCCGTTACAGCCGGCTCCTACACGAGCGCGGACATTACTGTCGACGCTCAGGGACGCATTACGGCTGCTGCTAACGGCAGTGGGGGCGGAGGAGGCACGAACAACGTGATGATTCCTTACGCGTTTTTTGACAACAACGTGCGGGATGTATTCATTCCGATTACCAGCGAGTCGGAGCAAAGCAGTCGCCAGAGGTACAATAGGTTTGTTGCACCTTTCGCCGGGTCGCTCAAAGCCGCTACGTTTTATGGGACTTTGAACCTTAGCGGGGGCACCGGTTTTTCTCTGGGCATTCAGCTTATGCAAGCGGGTAGTGCAAGCAACTTCACGACGCTAGAGACGCAGAGCGCACAGGGACTGACCAGCTATACGGCAACTACCCTGACGTTTTCGAGCAACAGTTTTTCCGCCGGCGACGTGCTGTATTTTTTCTTAACCAACGGCTTCGGAACGTCGTTTGGCAACATGACCGGAACCCTTTTATTTGAAGTATCATGAGCTGTTTGACGACTTGGACCCCAGAGACGCAGGAGGACTGCATTGACATCGAGCGCCTTGCTGCCGTCATCACGGAGATTGACGACAAACTGCACGACATCCTCGAGCGCCTTGAGGCCCTTGAAGGCGTCGGTAAAGCCTCAAAATAATGACCGAGCTTTCTCGAGACTCAAAGATTCACACCGTAGCGGCGGGTGTAGATACTCAAGACAAGGGTTCGGCTCGAACCAACGCAAACCGCGAGGCGGTTACGGTGGACGACGTTGCTCGCGTAACCTGTTCGTTTAAGGCAGAAGTCTTTGGCAACTCGCCTAATTATACCAAATGCGTCTCATTCTACGGTACCGCAACCGATGGTTCACCGATAGTGCGGGGTAGTAACGGAAGCCCCGGCGCACTGACAAACCAACAGGTAGACTTCCCTAATGTTCTGGGCATTAACCTTGGCGCATCCAGCGGGCAAATTAATGACATAGTTAGCTACGGCGTTTTAGAGAATGTTGAGGTAATTGTCCTAGAAGGAGAAACTCCCCTGCTGGGTTCAATTCTCTATTCGGGCTCAGGACACGCTATTTATGGCAAGAGCGCCTCGGGGTACTACATTGATGCGGGGTCTATAGTTAGTTTGGGGACGATTATAAAGGTGGGAAGCTTGGTGCGAAGCTTCTCGGGCTTTTTCGACGTCTATGCTTGCGACATTTTTGTCAACATGCCCGACCATGGCGCTATCCATATGGACGGTGTTCCATACAAGCAAAGTCAAAGGTTTCGGGCTAAGGAAGACGTAGGTGTAGTTGCCGGAAACATCGTTAAGTTTGCACCCGGAGGGAATCCCACGGGCACGGAAATGTTTGTATCAAACTGGGATGCTTCTAGTGATAGTACAGATTTAATCACGGGGGTTGTGTGCAATGAGCCAATAGGAATCTTTTGTACTGTAGCTACCAGCGGACTGATTAACCTGTCGCCCTCAATGATTGGCGGCGCTGCGCCAGTTTCGGGAGGCATTGTGTACGCCGACAACACCACGTCGCACCTCCTTACCACCGACTCTACAAGCGGAACAAAGATTGGTATTATCACGAATTTTCACCTCGCTCCATCTACACAAGCACCCTATGTTCGGATTCTGCTGAAGTTCATCTAATGAGCCCTCGTTATCTTTATCGGTAAAGCCTCAAAATAATGACCGAGCTTTCTCGAGACTCAAAGATTCACACCGTAGCAGCGGGTGTAGATACTCAAGACAAGGGTTCGGCTCGAACCAATGCAAACCGCGAGGCGGTTACGGTGGGGGATATCGCTCGTGTAACTAATGGGTTTACAGCAGAACTTGGAAGCAACCTAACCACCTTTAGCAAACTCCTTGATATTTTTTCTCTGGGGGATAGTGGTTTCCCGAGGGTGATTGGTAGTAACGGAGACCCTACCGCAAGCACAAACAGGGGCTTAGCGTCTCCTCTAGCTCTTTGCCCTTCCGGAGTCAGCGGAGACATTATTGATGGAGTCGCTTCTGGTAAAGTAGAAAACTGTAACGTACTCGTTATAGAAGGAGAAACTCCGATTCTTGGGTCAACCTTGTATTCAGGTTTGAGCCACGCTATTTATGCTAAAAGCACTTCGGGGTATGTAAACAAGGTTTCGTCACTACTTAGTGTCGGTAAGATTATAAGTGAGGGTACCCTTAAACAAAGCTTTGCGGGTTTTTTCGATGTCTATACCTGCGACATATTTGTCAACCTCCCCGTTTCCAACCCGGTTTTTATTGACGGTGTAGCGTACAAACAAAGTCAAAGGTTTCGGGCTCTTCCTGACACAGGCGCAGTGGCCGGTCATATCGTTAAGTTTTTACCAGATGGAGGAAGTAGTGACGCCGAATTTTTTGTAGGAAACTGGGATGCTTCTAGTGATAGTACAGATTTAATCGCAGGTGTTATATGTAATGAGCCCATTGATACCTACTGTACTATAGCGACTAACGGGCTAATTAACCTTCCAACGACAATGATTGGCGGGGCTGAAGCAAACGGCGGGGACATTATATACGCTGACAATACCACGTCTCACCTTCTTACGACTGACTCTGCCAGTGGCACAAAGATTGGGATTGTCACCAATACACGATACAATAGTGCTAGTCCTGAAGACCTTCCAGATTTCGTTCGGATTCTGCTGAAGTTCATCTGATTGGCCTTAATTATCTTTATCGGAATAGTAGTGGTGCTGAGGCCGAGGGTTGGCTTCCAAACGAATAAGACATGCCTATCCCTCCCGGAACAAAATTTCATGGCGTAGCCCCCGGCGTCGATACCGACAACAAGGGGTCAAAGCGCAAGAACGACCAGCGGAACACTTACACCATCGAGGAGCTTGGCGGTGGCAATACCATAAGTGTAGTTGCTGATAGCAATATCCAAGCGGGCAGAGCTTGTTATATGGTAGGCAGTGACGAAGCTACGGGGTTGCCATTGGTATCTGACTCCCCGGCATCGGCACCTGTTGGAATAGGCAAGTATCTTGGTCTTCGGGATTATTATTCGGGCAATGTTGCTGCTGGCGAGACGTTTGACCTTGTTGTCAACGGACCCGTGACGGCTATCCTTTATCGCACAGACAGAAACATTTATGGTGATGGAGGGTTCTATGATGGCCAACCCATATACGTCCACCCTCGGTATGTGAATGAAATCAGCCCTATAGATGGTTCTGGGGTAAAGGTTGGGTATCTAGCGGACGCGACGGTTATTGACGGGTTTTATCGAAAGGTTTACCTTCAGCCCAACCCCACTACCACTTGGTTCGATGGTGTGGGGTATGGCTTGAGTCATAGGGTGCCGATTTTTTCTACCCCGAGAATTCCAAACAGCAATACGTATAAGATAGATACGTCCTATTCCGGCACGGGGCTTACGGGAGGAATGATTGTGGTCGCCCCATGGGTAGAGGGCACCGACAATACATCTACTTTGAAATTTATATCTGTCGGCGATTCTAACGGAACAAACGGAACTACAAGTGGTGTAATTCGCGGTACAGTTACGCTTGCTCTTGCCGACGATTATTCTTTTGGTGATTCAATTTACATTGAGTCCGGCGGTAGTGGACTTACCCCAACCTCAACTAGCGGAATTTCCGTTGGTATTATCACAGATGACAATCGAAGTGGTGCGTATGCGGTGGGGACATTTACGGGAGTTCCTTCCGACGGAGACACCATTGAATTCAATTCAAACACGTTTTATTTTGTCTCTACAGTTAATTCTGGCAACGCTAGAAACCAGATTGAGATAGGCTCCTTGACATCCGCGAGCGACTTTGCGACTCTTTTCAAAGAAGTTGTTGATGCTGGCAGCGCAGCTACGGGCTCTGGCAGCGCACCTACAAGCGGCAATAGCTATTACATAGACTCTTTGGTCTTGGGCCTAAGAGCCAACACCCCGGCCATCAGTCTTGGAGACTTGGTTTACGTATACGCTGTTAAAGGCTCTGCGGGTAACGGTTACACAGCGACTTCTTCGTCCTCTGCATTTTCTTGGACCCAGACTTTTTCAGGAGGCTCTGATGATTATGAGTGTTACATAGACGTCTAATGAACTGGACGGCTTTCGAGTGGACCCGGGTTGTCTTGGACCTTTTGGCGGATGGATTGGTTATTGTTTTCTGCGTAGTCTCGATATCATTCTTGATTAAAAAGTAAGATGCGTCTGAATTATCTTTATCGGAGTAACAAGCACGAGCAGTATTGGATTTACTGGGACGAGCCCGATTGGGATAACAACGCATCATGGACAGCACTATCACCTTGTTCGAAATCATCACCCTCTCCGGAGCCCTCATCGGAGTCTACGTCAAGTTGAGTAGCGAGGTCGGCAAGCTCAAGTCCCGCATCATCATGCTAGAGCGGCAGGAAAGCGAGGTGAAGGCAATGCTGACGGCCCTTACCGAGGCTGTGCAAGAAATTAAGATTCTGCTGGCCCAAACGGGCATCAAGTGAAGTACTTCACCTACGACGAATTCGACAGCCCGGACCAGCCGGGGTCGGGCTACGAGATGGAGCCCATCTTTTTGGAGAAGCTTGATTTGGCTCGCGAGCTGAGCGGCGTTCCGTACGTCATCAACTCTGGCTATCGTACGGAGTACTGGAATCAAAAAGTTGGGGGCCGCGTTGGAAGCAGCCATCTTACGGGCTGGGCGGCCGACATCCGTGCTAACAGTTCCAACCGCCGGTTTTTTGTTCTGAAGGGCCTTATCGAAGCCGGATTCGACAGGATTGGCGTGGGCACCAACTTCATCCACGTGGACTGCGACCCGAGCAAAGCAGGCAACGTAACGTGGTTGTACTGAATTGCGTAACTTGGTTCCATGATTGATTTTATCACTGAGTTTTGGGCTGAGCTTTTGCTCGCCGCTCTGGCATTCGCGAAGGTCATCGTGAATCTCACACCGACGGAGAGCGACAACCAAGTCTTCGGGTATCTGGATTTGCTTATTACTGCTATTACTGGCGACCGCCGTAAGTGAGATGGCTAAGATTGGCAACGACACAAGCTATCCTCAAAAGACAACCCCGGTAGGGGCGGATACGCTTATTGGCACCGACTCTCAGGATAACGAGAATACTAAGCAGTTTACTGTTCAGGGCCTCGCGAACTTTGTGACAGGCGGCGGAGGCGTTGTCAACACCGTTACTGGGACTAGCCCTATACAGGCGACCCCGACTTCGGGCAACGTCAACGTAAGCCTTTCTACTGTGTCTTCTCAAGGCACATACAGTTACGCGAGCGTCATTGTGGACCAGTACGGCCGTGTTATTGGAGCTAACTCCAACACTCCCGTTACCGCTGCTTCCGCTGGCGGGACAAGCCTTACTGGGGATGTAACTTTTGCCGCAGGGCCAAACACCATTGTTACTGGTGACGCAGCCACCAACACCATTACCATCGAGTCTACGGGGGGTGCGGGCCCCGGCGGTACGGTTACTCAGGTTAATACCGGGACAGGGCTCTCTGGAGGGCCGGTAACAACTACCGGAACCATTTCTTTGGCCAACACTGCTGTAACTGCGGGGAGCTATACAGCGCCTACTATTGCGGTTAATGCTCAGGGTCAGATTACTTCTGCATCGAGCAACACCATTGACCTTCAATACGTCCTCAATAACGGAGGTGTATCTAATGGTCAATCCGTTATTCTTACAGGCACAGGTGTTCAGATTAGTGCGCCGGGCGCGGTTTTTACCAGCTCTAACACTGGCTCCACTGTTACCGCCGACCTGCGTGTAGGCAACCAGCTTCTCGACTACAACAATGCCTTTGGGACTAGCGGTCAAGTCCTTGTGGCGGACCCTAATGCGGGGGGAGTTGGGGTACCCGGGGTGGTTTGGGCCAACCCCTCTACATTCACGGCCACAGCCACGATTAGTTCAGCGGCGCTAAATGCAGCTACTCCCGTTCAAGTTGTAGCTGCGCCCGGAGCCGGCAAGTACATTCAGGTCATTTCTGCCGCAGCGAAATACAACTACGGAACCTCGACTTATAGCTTTAACCAGCCTTTGAAGCTGTACACGAACGTCAGCAGCCCGCAGTTTGAGCTTGACGAAAACTTCTTGCTCCTCCCGGCAAGTCAGGTCCGAGCTATGTCTTTGACTACTAGCGGAGCCCTGACTGAAAACACCGCACTTTTCTTTGCTCCGGCCGCTGTTCCGAGTTCAAATGGCGACGGAGATATTGAACTTAACGTACAGTATCGTATTGTTGAGTTCTGATGCGAGACATTAGAAAGCTCTGTGTCGGTCCGAACTACAAGGACTCGATGTGTTACGTGGTGGGGCAGCCAGTTCTTGGCGGCACCCACCATGTGCATTTAATTAAATACGTAGACGGCAACTTCCTCATCTTCATTGAGCAGGAGGACGTGATTGTGCTTTGGAAAGAGTTCACGTCTCCCATGCCGATTTCAATAGAGTACAATATCAACTTTTGAGAGCAGTAGAGCAATTCATTGTACGGGGAGAGAGATACGCAAATACCAAGGGGGACCTCATCGTCAGCGCGAACGAGGAGGACCACCGCTTTTCGAACCGGGAGGGCGAGGTAGTTGCGTTACCCTTGGGCTACGACGGCCCTATCTCTGTTGGCGACACCCTACTTGTTCACCACAACGTGTTCAAGTACTATAACGACATGAAGGGTCGCCGGCAAAGCGGCAGGAGCTTTCTCAGGGACGACCTCTTCCTCGTCGACTTCGACCAGTTCTATATGTGGCGTTCGGACGGGGACTGGCGCCCCCACGACAGGTTTTGTTTTGTCAAACCCATACCTCCTGTAGAGTCAACAATATTTAAGCCGTTGACAGAGGAGCCGTTGATGGGTATAATGAGTTACCCAAATGATTATCTTATGGCGCAAGGAATCAAGTCTGGTGACACGGTAACCTTTAGACCCGAAAGCGAGTACGAGTTCATTGTTGACGGGGAGAAGTTGTACCGAATGTTCGACCACCAAATCACATGCAAGATTCAAGGAGGCTGAAGGAACGCATCATTGCTGCCGGCCGCGTGGCCGTGGAGCAACTCATCAAGGTTGCTCAGGAGGACATCCTGAAGCCGGGTGAGGATGATGACCTTGCGGCAGACAGGCTGAAAAATGCGGCGGCTACGAAGAAGCTGGCCATCATGGACGCCTTTGAAATCTTGAATCGCATCGACTCCGAAGAAGAGGAGTTGGAGCTGGCGTCGAGCTCTACCAAGACAGAAACTAAGGTGGGGTTTGCAGAGCGACGTTCCAGATAAGCTATACACCGTTCGGTACGACTACGTATCGAAGGGAGTGGTATCCAACAAGAACCGCGCGAAGACGTGGATGTATGGATACAACGAGAAGTACGACATGGTCGTTATCTCCAAGACCGGACAGATTGGAGACATCATAGAGGTCAACGGCCTCGTTATCGCGCTCCCCTTGGCGCCGAAAGACTTGCCCAAGGGCAATAACAAGTGGGTCCGCGAAGAGCTCCCCAAGGCCCTTTCTCGCGTCCAGAGCATCTTCCAATGGAATGATATGCCCAAGGCGTTCAAGGCGCAGTGGGTAGACTATATCGAGAGCGAATTCGACCGCCGGGAGGAGGGCCATTGGTTCATTAACAACGGTATCTCGACGTACATCACGGGCGCCCACTACATGTACTTGCAGTGGACGAGCATCGACGTGGGCTACCCCGACTACCGCGAGGCCAATCGGATATTCTTTATCTTCTGGGAAGCGTGCAAGGCGGACCCCCGCAGCTTCGGTATGGTATACCTGAAGATTCGTCGTTCGGGATTTTCGTTCATGGGGTCTTCGGAGTGCGTCAACACAGGAACTCTAGCCAAGGACTCACGAGTTGGGATACTCTCAAAGACAGGTAACGACGCGAAAAAGATGTTCACCGACAAGGTGGTACCCATCGCGAACCGACTTCCATTCTTCTTCAAACCGATACAGGACGGCATGGATAAGCCGAAAACGGAACTGGCGTTTCGTATACCTGCTTCGAAGATTACAAAGAAGAACATGTACGATGTGGAGGACGAAGAG